CAAGTGGACATGAAGCGGTGGCACGAGAAACACTCTAGTCTTGGCTAGCTTGTGAGCTGGCTTGAGTTCTTTCTTCAAGCTTGCTAGCCACCAGGAGAACATTCGCTTTCCTTTCTCTGCCTGTCTCTCGTACTCAGCAAGTACCTCAACTAGGGTCATCTGGTAGTATGGATGTTTCCAAGTCAAGGCATGTTCACTAAATACCCATCTATCTTCTTCTCTGGTAACATAGGCAGATTTCTTGGGTCCCCAACAACCGGCAGATTTGGAGTAATCAATGCCACTGTTGAGAACTTCATCCCAATCAAAAATGTCTCCGTTTGCTTCTCTGTTCTTGAATCTGCTTGAGCTTGCAGAATGGGCAATGTCCATGGCGAGTTGTGATGGTGGTTCGCCGTCAGGAGCTTCCATTATCTCAAGCATCTCTCTGAGTCGGGTAGGGTTGCAGATGGTAGGCTTCTGGTTGTCTGGCCACTCTTCCTTGTTGGCAATGAGGGTGGGGACATAGTCACATTTGTCAGGAGTATGAACCTGGAACTTCTCAAGAGGAACCTTGGTGACACATTGGACGAGAGATCCAACTTCGAAAGTGTCATTCCTGTCATAGATAGGTCCTTTCTCGAGCTCCACACCAGGAACGTAGGCGCGTTCGAAGTGTTGCATGGCGACATGCAGGTTCTCCTTAGCTATGAAAACTATGCCCTTGTGGGAACCAAGATTGTTCCTCCTTTTGCCTACGTGGATGCCCATGATCTTGCCATCAGGTGTACAATATGGCAGGCCACACATCCCATTTTCAGTAGGAATATCCATATACATGGAATGAGTCCATACATCAACAGGGCTTCCATCCACATCAATGCTGAATGTCTTGTAGACACCATTGGGAAGGGCAAAGGTGGAGGAGGACTTGTGGGGAGAACTTCCTGGATAAAGTGTGAGTCTAACTCCCTCATTGGCATAGTCCATGATAGTCTGGCCGTCGTGGAAAGAATTCTCCACGTTTCTGTAGGCACCAAAGTCTGCATCAAGTGTCACAAGGCAGGCATCTCCTTTCTTGTATCCATCTGGTGTCTTCACCAACCAACCGATTGGCTCTCCGACAATGCGGGATGTCATCTTATGGGTAGGACCGTTAGGACCCATCCTGTCAGCAGTAATTGTGACTAGTTCATGACATCCGCCTCCTTCAGTGGTGTAAGTGAGGTAGTGCATCGGTATGAGCAATCGCCTGTTGTCAATGAAGATTGCTCCTGAGTCCATACTGAGGGTGCCACTGTTGTAATTGCACCTGACTTGGACTACGTTCTTAGCCAGTTTGGTCATATTGTTCTGCATGACTGTCTGAGAAATTCCACCTTCTAGTTTCTCGATCTTGGTGAGTTTTGTCTTAGCCTTGAGGCCATATTCCTTGATCTCTTCATCTGGATTGTTGTTGCGAAACAACATGGAGAAGAGGGACATGATGGCTCCGATCACTGTAGTTACAATGAACTTGATCAGGTAGGTAAGGAAGACAAAAAGGAAGGTGATTCCTAAGGCGCCAAGGAAGACTTGAGCAAATCTCTTCAGTAGGAAATATCCAAGAGGCATCTGGGCCACTAGTCGGGACTTGATGGAAAAGTTATCCCAATCAGTGATGTACTTCGATGGAGAATGGTACAATGCCAGCAGGATCTCCCACTTTCTCTCAGGTGAGGTAGGCTTGAGCTCAAGCATGAATCTGGCCCATCCTCTG